ATGCTGGAACAAATGGGCATTGCCGCGAAGCAAGCCTCGTATAAATTAGCGCAACTCTCCAGCCGCGAAAAAAATCGCGTGCTGGAAAAAATCGCCGATGAACTGGAAGCACAAAGCGAAATCATCCTCAACGCTAACGCCCAGGATGTTGCTGACGCGCGAGCCAATGGCCTTAGCGAAGCGATGCTTGACCGTCTGGCACTGACGCCCGCACGGCTGAAAGGCATTGCCGACGATGTACGCCAGGTGTGTAACCTCGCCGATCCGGTGGGGCAGGTAATCGATGGCGGCGTACTGGACAGCGGCCTGCGTCTTGAGCGTCGTCGCGTACCGCTGGGGGTTATTGGCGTGATTTATGAAGCGCGCCCGAACGTGACGGTTGATGTCGCTTCGCTGTGCCTGAAAACCGGTAATGCGGTGATCCTGCGTGGTGGCAAAGAAACCTGTCGCACTAACGCGGCAACGGTGGCGGTGATTCAGGACGCCCTGAAATCCTGTGGCTTACCGGCGGGTGCCGTGCAGGCGATTGATAATCCTGACCGTGCGCTGGTCAGTGAAATGCTGCGTATGGATAAATACATCGACATGCTGATCCCGCGTGGTGGCGCTGGTTTGCATAAACTGTGCCGTGAACAGTCGACGATCCCGGTGATCACTGGTGGTATAGGCGTATGCCATATTTACGTTGATGAAAGTGCAGAGATCGCTGAAGCCCTGAAAGTAATCGTCAACGCGAAAACCCAGCGTCCGAGCACATGTAATACGGTTGAAACGTTGCTGGTAAATAAAAACATAGCAGATAGCTTCCTGCCCGCATTAAGCAAACAAATGGCGGAAAGCGGCGTGACATTACACGCAGATGCAGCTGCGCTGGCGCAGTTGCAGACAGGCCCCGCGAAGGTGGTGGCGGTTAAAGCGGAAGAGTATGACGATGAGTTTCTGTCATTAGATTTGAACGTCAAAATCGTCAGCGATCTTGACGATGCCATCGCCCATATTCGTGAACACGGCACACAACACTCCGATGCGATCCTGACCCGCGATATGCGCAACGCCCAGCGTTTTGTTAACGAAGTGGATTCTTCCGCTGTTTACGTTAACGCCTCTACGCGTTTTACCGACGGCGGCCAGTTTGGACTGGGTGCGGAAGTGGCGGTAAGCACACAAAAACTCCACGCGCGTGGCCCAATGGGGCTGGAAGCACTGACCACTTACAAGTGGATCGGCATTGGTGATTACACCATTCGTGCGTAAATAAAATCGGGTGATGCAAAAGTAGCCATTTGATTCACAAGGCCATTGACGCATCGCCCGGTTAGTTTTAACCTTGTCCACCGTGATTCACGTTCGTGAACATGTCCTTTCAGGGCCGATATAGCTCAGTTGGTAGAGCAGCGCATTCGTAATGCGAAGGTCGTAGGTTCGACTCCTATTATCGGCACCATTTAAATCAATAAGTTACACATCATTAGTACCTTCCTTATTTTTTGACTGGGACAAATTTGGGACCGATGGGTTCAGGATCGAGTCTATTTGCCGTGCGTGTTCGGTAAGGTGATTAGGTGCGAGGTGAGCATATCGACGAACCATTTCGATAGACTCCCAGCCTCCCATTTCCTGTAACACTGACAACGGGACACCGGCTTGAACCAGCCAACTTGCCCAGGTGTGTCTCAAGTCATGAAATCTGAAATCATCAATACCAGCTCGTCTCAGCGCCGCTTTCCAGGCTGTGTTTGCGTCATACCGCATCTTCCTGACTGTTGGCGCTTTCGTTCCGTCTGGTTTGGTACAGCTTTCCTTGTACACAAATACCCAACGGTGATGATTCCCGATTTGTTTTTTCAATACGCGACATGCAGTATCATTCAGCGCAACGCCAATTGCGCGGTTTGATTTACTCTCTTCCGGGTTTATCCATGCCACCCGGCGCTGCATATCTATTTGTTGCCATTCAAGGTTGATGATGTTCGAGCGTCTTAAGCCTGTTGCCAGTGCAAATTCAACAACAGACTTTAATGGCTCCGGACATTCATCAATCAGCCTTTGTGCTTCATGAGGCTCCAGCCAGCGGATCCGTTTATTCTTTGGTTGAGGCACTTTAATAATTGGTGCCTTATCCAGCATTTTCCATTCACGCTCTGCGGCTCTTAGTAGGGCCTTTATAAATGAAAGATGCGTAGCCTTCGTTGCAACGGACGCTGGTTTTGGCGTGTATTCTGGAACAGGTTTCCCTTTTTTTCTGCATGCTTCTGCCCTGAGTTTCCAGTTTTCCTCATGACGCCGGTTCGTCATTTTCTGCATTGCTGAATAAATTTTTGATTCAGTAATGTCTCTTAGTTGCATTCCTGAGAAATGTTGAAGCCAGAATCCGATCCGGCTTTTGTCATCGTCCAGTGATTTTTTATGTGCTTTCTCTTCAAGCCACCTGACACACGCTTCCTCGAACGTTATATCAGGTATTTCACCAAGTTTGCTGACCCGCCATGCTTCAGCCTTTAGCTTGTCATGGAGTTCTGTCGCCTGCCTTTTGTCCTTTGTTCCAAGAGACTGTTTAAATCTTTTACCGTTCGGCAATGTGAAACTGGCGTACCATATTTCACCTCTGCGGAAGAGTGACATTTTCTTTCCTCTGTTATGCCATCACCCGCGCTCACCTGGACAGTATGCAGCGGAGACTGAAGAGCCGCAATGCAGGCTTGTCGTGTTGTGAGGTAAGGAGATTTATTCTTAGTGGGATCTTTGCGTGTTGCCTGAAGACGCCCTGTGCGTATCCAGTTAATGGCAGTCGGTCTGGATATCTTGAGAAAATGACAGGCCTCATCGAGTGTGAGGCTGTATGGCTCCATTATTTCACCTCTTGTTGTGACATTGTTGAAAAATGGATACCAGCTCGTTGCTGCCAGACGATCCAACCGAGAGTCATATCCCATGCCATGTATTCGTTATCGCCGTTTTTTGCTCTCCGACGATCTACTAAGTCACCGAAACGCTTTTCCATGAATAATTCATAAGCTTCGCGTTCATCTGGTTCTACTTCCAGAGATAGGAGTGCGATTTCATAAGCACGGCGCTCAATATCGTCTCGCACGTCAAGGCTGCTGATACGCTCTTTAATTTCTTTAATCAGTTCTTTGTCGGTAAAAGTGGTCATTATGCTCCAGCCTCCGGTGCTTTTGGCATTACTGCCCAGTGAGTGATATTGACGTTTTCAAGGTCCCCGACCTGAAATGTCCACTGCCATTCTCCGGTTTCTTTTTGTCCCCAGGTGTACCAGAGAGAACGCCAGCCAATTAGCCAGCCTTCTCCGTTAGCATCGAATAACAAAACACTTTCATTTGCTGGTGGCAGTTCAGTTGACACTGGTATTACTTTGTTTTCCTGTGCTGCACATTTAGCTTCAAGCGCATCGAATTTACGCACCAGGTATTCAGCATCTGTTTCATTCACTTTCAGATCTCGCGGTACACATCTCCCACGAAGAAACCCTTCCATTTCGAAAACATTCATGCGCATTTGCGTAACTCCGATAACTCGTTAAAACGTTCCATAAACATCCCGTAGGCATGGCCCGGTGCCTGTGGAATCACTTTGAACATCTCTGTTGCCGGGATACCTTCCAGTACAGGCCAGAAAGAGCCATCATCAAGCCCGAGATCGCGGCGTTCGGTTGCCAGCATAATGAGATCGGCATATTTCACTGGCGTGCTCATAACAGGAGGTAACCCATATTTCTCACGGATTATGGCGTCTATTTTTTCCTCCATCCGTTTATAGTCAGGAAGAAGTCGTTTCAGTGGTGCGGGGATGTCCTGGCAATATGCTTCTGTTGCATCATGCATTAAAGCTTCAAAAGCAAATTCCTGCGGCACCAGCTGGCTGCAAAGCACCGCATGTTGGGCGACACTGTAGAAGTGTGGAAGATGTCCTGCAAAGCGACAGATATTTGAAAGGGAAACCGCGATATCGTTAATAACGATGTCGTCTTTATTTATCCTGTCATAATAAAAATGCTTCCCGGAAAAAGTTTTAATAAATGACATTTTGTTCTCCACGTATATGCGCTGCACCGCGCTGAATTCGGGTAAAAGGAAGCCCTCACCGTCCGGCGATTATTGAGTCAATTACATTTCCATAAATGCCCCCGTAGGGGCGGTTAGTTTCTCCACAAAACAGAGAAGAACACCTGCGGTGGCAGCCGCCCGGATGGATTGGGTTATGAGCCCGTCGTCCGGTGATGCTCTTCTCTGTTTTGTAAAAAGGACGGTACCAGCCGGAAGCAAGGGTACAAACTGGTACCGCCAGGACTACACACAGCATAAAGTTGTGGTGCCGGGTGCCTCCCGGTGCCTGGCGAAGGTTGCACACCAGACGGGTGGGTATCCACAGAAGGTCGACTGTCAGCCTCAACCTTAACCCGCGTGCGCTGAGCCGCATTCACCACAACGCTAAGGATTCTCTTTGGTTGAAAATACTTAGCTGTTATGTGCCTGTCTTTTCACCACTTCAGGCTCGGTGGTATCCTTTTAAGCCCGTATACATAAAAGGAAAATCAAATGACTTTTGATGAAAAAGAACTTGATAATGCAATTAATAAAATCATCGTAACGTCGCTCTTTTCCTGTCTCAGCGACACTCAGCAGAAACAGTTCTACGAATCGGCTTTCAACATGATCGAGCGTTGTTGTTTCTGCGATGCCGACGAGTTACCTGAAAAAATCAGGAAACAGTTGGCTGATGCTCTTCGAGTGCGACTTTCTGACCAATTTTCTGAAATGTGCTCTCCGAATTTGGACAAATAGAAAAAGGCCATTTCCATTCAGGGTCTGATGGAAATACTTCAGCCTGTTCCAAAGCACGGCGTAAAGAGAACACAACTCCAGCCATAATCTGATGTTTCCCATTGGTCCAGCTATCGCCGCTCTGATCTACAGGGGCGGCTATGTCGTATGACCAAACGACTTCACAGTTATTGTTTAAAATCTGGACTTTCATTTCATACACCTGCTTTAACATGAGTGCCTGGTGGCACAACATGACTCAACGAATCATCCTGGACTTCATATGCCCCAAGCGGCTACTTCGTGGGCGTCCTGCCTGTTCGTTATCTTTGATATAAAATCTAACTTAACTTAGTTATCATGGCAAGAGAAAACACCAAACTTTTCTTAGCTCGGTGCCTTAGTTAGAGAAGAGAGGTCTTAGAGTTCGTATTGAACTCCTTTGACTACACCAATGATAAGGCAATTACCATTGATAGGGATGTTGGGATACCGAGGATTTAATGGCACTAAAAACTTTTGAGGGCCATCGATGACTAATTTTTTTACTGTAGCTTCGTTTGTTCCATCAAGTCGAGCGATGACTATTTTTCCATGACGAGGTTCTGCATCTGGATCTACAATCACTGTTGCGCCTTCTGGTATTGTTGGGAGGCCATTAGGGTTAGTCATGGAGTCACCTTTAACCTCTAATGCAAATGAGTTATCACCAATCTTTAATGATGTATCTACCCACTTGTCCACTTCACTAAACACTTCTGCTGCCCTGCACTCAGTAAACTGCCCAGCCTGAACCCACGATATTACAGGAACTCTGCGCATGTTTGTGACGAGTTTGCCTTCAAACTCAGCACCATAAAGAATGTAATCTATTGACGTATTGAAGAACTTCGCTAATTTCGAAAGTGCCTCCCCACCAGGGGTATTGATGTCTTTCTCCCAGTACCCCACAGCAACGTCGCTTACTCCACAAAATTTACCCAATTCTTTCTGGGACGTTCCGGTAACTCTTCTCAGAGCTTTTATACGCTGACCAACCGTTTCCATAGGAGCACCATTTCTTGAATTGCTAAGTAATCTTAGTTTTTATTGACCAAAGATAGATTTGTAATTAGCATCTAATAAAACTTAGTTTGGAGGGCGTATGACAACTGACGATATCGAAAGCTACTTCGGCAGTATTGAGAAAGTTGCTGCTTTTTTCGGCATAACAACTGAAGCCGTTTATCAGTGGCGAAACCGTCCGGGCCAGTTAATTCCAAAAGGACGTGCAGCAGAAGCTGCATATAGAACTTGCGGACGGTTGCCATTTAAACCTGAGCTTTATGAAAAATCTAATGGATAAATCGATTAACAGAAACCACAGAACGATGAGGCTAACCGTGGGTAAGCATCACTGGAAAGTAGAAAAACAGCCTGAGTGGTACGTGAAAGCTGTCAGAAAAACTATCGCAGCGTTGCCGGGTGGTTACGCTGAAGCAGCTGACTGGCTGGATGTAACAGAAAACGCATTATTTAACCGCCTTCGTGCCGATGGCGATCAGATTTTCCCGCTGGGATGGGCAATGATTTTGCAACGTGCTGGTGGAACTCACTTCATTGCTGACGCTGTGGCGCAGTCTGCAAATGGCGTCTTTGTGTCTCTTCCTGACGTCGAGGATGTGGACAACGCCGATATTAACCAGCGCCTGCTGGAAGTCATTGAACAGATTGGCAGTTATTCCAGACAGATTCGTTCGGCAATCGAAGACGGTGTGGTGGAACCGCATGAGAAGACAGCAATTAACGACGAGCTGTATCTCTCAATTTCGAAGCTGCAGGAGCATGCAGCACTGGTCTACAAAATCTTTTGCATTTCAGAAAGTAATGACGCCCGCGAGTGTGCAGCTCCGGGCGCCGTGGCGTGTCGTGACTGTGGAGAAACTAACGCATGAACAGTTTAACAACACACTACCGTCGCTCGCAACTGATTGCGCTTCCTGTACCGGGTGGAAAAGCGAAGGTGGAATATTGCTATGCAGTGAATGTACCAGGTGACAGGGAAATTGTAACCCACAGCTTTGCAGAGTGGGCTGTGGGTGATTTCAACCGGCAGAAGGAGACAGTCCTTTGCGACAAGTTAACCGCTAGTTCAAAGATCACTACGGAGTGCCCGTCAGAGTCATTCGTTGGGAGCCGGAAACACAACGGGTTATCTACCTCCGCGAAGGTTATGAGCATGAATGCTTCAGTCCGCTCGAACAGTTTCGTCGTAAATTCAGGGAAATAGAGGTCGGTCATGAGCACTAAATTAACCGGCTATGTATGGGATGGTTGCGCTGCATCAGGCATGAAGTTATCCAGCGTGGCAATTATGGCCCGCCTGGCTGATTTCAGTAATGACGAAGGTGTGTGCTGGCCATCAATTGAAACCATTGCCCGTCAGATTGGCGCGGGGATGAGTACCGTCAGGACGGCTATCGCACGGCTGGAAGCAGAAGGTTGGTTAACGCGTAAGGCGCGTCGCCAGGGTAACCGCAATGCGTCGAATGTTTATCAGCTTAACGTTGCGAAGCTTCAGGCAGCGGCATTTTCTCAACTGTCAGATTCTGACCCGTCAAAATCTGACGCATCAAAATCTGACCCGTCAAAATTTGATGCGTCGAAATCTGGCAAAAAAGCGGGTTTTCACCCGTCAGAATCTGGCGGGGATCCGTCAGTAAAATCAAAACATGATCCGTCAGATAAAAAAACTTCTCGTCCGGACGCTTCGCAACCGGACACGCAGACGGCTGAACAGGAGTTTTTAACTCGCCATCCTGATGCGGTTGTATTCAGCCCTAAAAAGCGCCAGTGGGGAACGCAGGATGATTTGACCTGCGCACAGTGGCTCTGGAAAAAAATCATCGCCCTGTACGAGCATGCCGCCGAATGTGACGGCGAGGTGGTTCGTCCCAAAGAACCGAACTGGACAGCCTGGGCAAACGAAATTCGCCTGATGTGTGTGCAGGATGGTCGTACTCATAAACAAATCTGCGAGATGTACAGCCGCGTCAGTCGCGATCCGTTCTGGTGCCGTAACGTGCTCAGCCCGTCGAAGCTGCGGGAAAAATGGGATGAGCTTTCCCTGCGCTTATCGCCGTCCGTCAGCACGTACACCGAAAAACGCGAAGACCCGTACTTCAAAGCCAGTTACGACAACGTGGACTACAGCCAGATCCCGGCAGGATTCAGGGGGTGATTATGAGTCTTTTGAATGACGTTCAGAAATTCATTGAAGCCCATCCGGGGTGTACTTCCGGAGACATTGCGGATGCTTTTGCAGGTTACTCACGGCAGCGCGTTCTGCAGTCAGCAAGCAAGTTACGTCAGAGTGGTCGTGTGGCTCACCGTTGTGAAGGGGATACACGCAGACATTTCCCGCGCCTGACTGAGAGAGCGCAGGAGGCGGAACCGCAACCAGTTCGTGAAACCAGACCTGTGCGCAATTTCTATGTCGGCACTAACGACCCGCGGGAGATTTTGTGCCTGACCCGCCAGGCTGAAGAACTGGAGTCCAGGGGCTTATACCGTCGTGCTGCAACGGTGTGGATGGCGGCATTCCGTGAAAGCCATTCCCAGCCAGAACGAAACAATTTTCTGGCGCGTCGAGAGCAGTGTTTACGGAAAAGCAGCAAGCGCGCTGTATCGAGTGATGAGTGGTATCTGTCAGGGAATTACGTGGGGGCGTAATGACGACGTTAACTCAATGCCAGCAGCAGGTGCTGGATATGCTGATTTCTTACCAGAAAGAACGTGGCTTCCCGCCAACCAATCAGGAGGTGGCAACCATGCTGGGATATCGTTCGGTGAATGCAGCGGTGGAGCATCTTCGCGCACTGGAGAAAAAAGGCGTCATCACGATAAAGCGTGGCGTGGCCCGGGGGATAACGCTTCATACCGCGGTGAAGGACGACGACAGCGAGGCGGTCGGGATTATCCGCTCACTGCTTGCCGGTGAGGAAAACGCCAGGCTGCGTGCAGCCCACTGGTTACATGAGAGGGGCCTGAAAGTATGAAGTTGATCCTTCCTTTCCCGCCCAGCGTGAACACGTACTGGCGACACCCCAACAAAGGGGCATTTGCTGGTAAGAGCCTGATAAGCGCGGCGGGGCGAAAATTTCAGAGCGCGGCGTGTGCAGCAATAGTTGAGCAGTTACGTCGTCTGCCAAAACCAACGTCGGCACCTGCTTCAGTGGAGATCGTGTTGTTTCCTCCGGATAACCGGATCCGCGATCTGGACAACTATAACAAGGCGCTGTTTGACGCCCTGACCCACGCGGGTGTGTGGGAAGACGACAGTCAGGTGAAAAGAATGCTGGTGGAGTGGGGACCGGTTATCCCGGAAGGGAAGGTCGAGATCACTATCAGTAAGTACGAGAAAACGGCGGGTGCAGCCGCCTGATTAAGAGGAGAAACGAAGTATGAATAATCTGATGGTCATTGATGGTATTGAAGTTCGTCGTGATGCTTATGGGCGTTACAGCCTGAACGATCTGCATCGCGCAGCAGTAGCATCTGGTGCAAATGCCAGAACCAAGGAGCCAGGAAAGTTTCTTTCCAGCCAACAAACTGTTGAACTTGTTCATGAATTGACCAACACCCAGAATTTGGGTGTTGACCCGGTGAGTGTGATTCATGGGGGAAATGAACGGGGAACTTATGTCTGCAAGGAACTGGTGTATGCCTATGCAATGTGGATCAGCCCGTCATTCCATCTGAAGGTGATCCGTACTTTCGACATGGTAACCAGCGCACCGGAAAAATTATCCGGGCAGGCTGCTGACAAGATGCAGGCTGGTGTGATTCTGCTGGACTTTATGCGCCGGGAGTTAAACCTGTCTAACTCATCAGTGCTTGGTGCCTGTCAGAAACTCCAGGAGGCTGTTGGTTTACCGAATCTGGCACCGCGTTATGCCATTGATGCTCCTGCTGACGCGCCTGATGGTTCAAGCCGCCCCACGCTGTCACTGAGTGCACTGCTGAAGCAGTATGGTATCCGCCTGACGGCTAATCAGGCATATCACCAGATGGCGAAGCTGGGGATCGTTGAACAACGCGAACGATACAGCCGTACCGCGATTAACAACATCAAAAAATTCTGGTCGCTGACAGCGAAAGGCTGCATGTTCGGCAAGAACATCACCAGTCCCGCAAATCCGCGCGAGACGCAGCCGCATTTCTTCGAATCCCGATTCCCTGAGCTGTTAAAGCTGCTCGATACCGTTCATTGAGGTGACCGTGAGAGCACTACTGACCCCTGAAATTGCCCCGCGTATGGGGATCGTATTGTTCAGGCCAGGTTCAGAGCTGATGCCCCTGTTTATGCAGGGGCGTGTTCTGCTGGAGCCTGAGCCGGAACGTTATTCATCTTTCGCCAGTGGTGCCGTTCCGGCGGCATCACAACCGCTGGCGGATGATCCTGCCGTTCGGGCCGTGTTCCGCAATGAGGCAGTGATCCGTCGTGCTGGTGGCGTGGAATGTCTTGAAAGCTGGTTACTTCGTGAAAAAGGCTGCCAGTGGCCTCATTCCGACTGGCACAGCGAGAACATGACCACAATGCGACACGCTCCGGGCGCAATCCGTCTGTGCTGGCACTGCGATAACCAGCTGCGCGATCAGTTCACGGAACGGCTGGAATCAATGGCAACGGATAACTGTGCCCGCTGGGTGTTGTCTGTCGTGCGTCGGGATCTCGGTTTTGATGACAGTCACGTTGTGACAATGCCGGAACTGTGCTGGTGGCTGGTTCGTAATGATCTGGCGGATGCCTTACCGGAAAGCGCAGCCCGTAAGGCACTGAGATTACCGAATCCTGTTGTGCCGTCTGTCACCCGGGAAAGTGACCTTGTGCCTTCGGTTCCTGCCACCAGCATCATCCAGGATAAGGCGAAAAAGGTGCTGGCGCTGAAAGTGGATCCGGAGTCGCCGGAGTCTTTTATGTTACGCCCAAAACGTCGCCGCTGGGTTAATGAAAAGTACACGCGCTGGGTTAAGACACAGCCGTGCGCATGTTGTGGAAAGCCTGCTGATGATCCTCACCACCTGATAGGCCACGGTCAGGGGGGAATAGGTACAAAAGCGCATGACCTCTTCGTGCTGCCTTTGTGCAGAAAGCATCACGACGAGCTGCATGCGGATACCGTGGCATTTGAAGAGAAGTATGGCTCCCAGTTGGAGCTGATATTTCGTTTTATCGATCGCGCGCTGGCAACTGGCGTGCTTGACCTGCCCCCACGATTAGATACAACACTCAGTTAG